CATGGCTTTAGCAAGCTGTGACTGGGTCATTTCCGTCTCAACCTCAAAGTCACCGTCATAAACCTTATTTTGATTGGATTTGTTCGCCTGGCAGCCTGCAATCACTCCTGTTACCCAATATACAAGGGAAGCTTCTCCCTCTTCATCTCCTGCTACCTTATTTGCTACATTGACCACGCCATAATAATCTGCGGCCTTCTGATACAACACCGTCTGGAACTTAATACCCATATCTTCACGCATTCTCTCTGTAAATGCACAATACAGCGTCTTAATTGTATCCTCTGTTGTCTCAACTCCCATAGCATTAAAACTGTATCCTTCAATCTTATCAAGATACGCCAGGTGAGCAGCCCCATCAACCACACCATTCAAACCTCCGGTAAGCGGTGTGGCTGCCGTTGCAGACAATTCCACATCTGTTTTAAATTCCACATATTCATTTGCCTTAAGCTCTGCAGCGCTGCTTACCGTCTGTTCATCCACAATAGCTGCATCAAGCATGGTTTTTACATCAAACAAAGTATCATCATCCACATTCTTCTGGATAATAATTTTCAAGTCATTTCCCCTTGTGCCACTGTAAATGGCTGTGGCATAACTATTAGCCGCCTTTTCCCCACCGCCATTTAACCGATAAGCATATAACAGCTCAATATTTCGGAATAAATCCCTTAACGCTTTCATTTTAGAATGCGTATAACGATACCCAAAAATCTTCTCACTGTTGTTTTTGAAATCATCACTTGTTACTTCAAAAATCTTTCCGTCCACACCCCAATCCAGACTAAGGGGCATAGTAGCAATCCCCCTTCCTGATAAATCAATGTTTGCGGCGGAAGCAGAGACAAAATTAATATATGCCCCTGGAATAACCTTATTCTGCACGCTGAATGTGCCTCCTCCTAAAGCCATCTTACTTCACCCTACCTTTCATAAATTTTTCTATTTCTTGTTCCACTTCGCTAATCGAATAACGCTTTTTATTACTAAGAAGCGCTTTGAGCAAATCCCTTCTGTTTCTAAACCTTTCCGATCCAAGCAATTGGGACAGACTATAGCTTTTCTCTTTGCTTATCTCTTCGCTTACATTGTTTTTCTTTTTTACTGCCATTTTCACCTATCCTTTCGCTTTAATGCTTTCTGCAAGAGTCTCCATTTTGTCCGTTTCATTCTTCCTATAGACAAAAAAGTCATAATTAACAAAGAAATATAAAACCCCATTTTCCATTTCAGGTTCCATCTTTGTTCCTCTTAACAAACTGTCTTCTACCTGTAGATATTCCAAGCATTGAAACAACCTTTCTGCCACTTCATTGCATTCTTCCCGGATATCTTCCGTAGAAGGCACGTATTGAATACAAAATGCATTTGACCTGAAATACTTCCTGTTAAAAAACAATTCGTTTCTGGGCTTATCACAGAGAATAAAAAAGCAGGGCTTTTCCATTCCCTGTGTCACTTCCTCAGCATAACTCTTGTAGGTATCCCCAAACTCATTATTCAATGCGGCACCGATTGCTTTAATAATCTTATTTATCATCCAAGCACTCCTTTAAAAAACGTTTTATCTTTCTTTCAAGCACCTTTGGAGCAATCTTTTTAAGCTCTTCCGAAGACTCCCTCATCATAAACTTTCCATCCACCCACTTTTTATGGTTTACTGTTCTGTGTCCACTTTCTACATAAGAAGCATATTTCACCGGATTAATAACCTCTATGGTATAAGTGTCGCCTTTACACTCTATCCGCATAGTGCTCAAAAACCCCTGAATATCCTTTACAGAAGGCTCCTTTTTTTTATTTGCCACTGCTTCCTCATGGGTTTTGGATGTCCAACCACGCCGCAAGGTTCCTCCCACCATGCCACTTTCCGCCGGGTAATTGCCTACCGGTGTATTTTTGCTTACAAGTGTAAGAAGCCTTCCAGCCAGTTCCTTTGCCGCCGCCTGAAATAATTTATCCATATCCTCTTGTGCAAGCTTCTCCAATTTCTTGGTAAACTCTTCAAATTCCCTGAAATCAAAGCTTCCCATCCGGCTCATTATGTCCATCCCTCCCATACATCCAGTACAATCTCCTGGTGGGTTCCATAAATGGCTGCCACTGAACTCATTCTATAGACCTCTGTTACTTTATTCTGTGTTACTACAATCTTTGATCCTGCCCTAATATTGATCTCCGGTGCAAGAAACAATTTTACAACCTGCGCCTTTTGATAACCCTCCGCTTTCTTTTCAACGGGCATTACCTTTGAAAAAGACAACCGGCAGGCAATGCTTTCATAAATTGGCATTTCCTGCTGCCTGGTAATTTTGGTCCCCTGATCTGTAACCCCCTGTTTTTCATAAACAGTACAGACACCTTCATACAACATTTCCACAGCATTTCTATGTGCTGCTCTTGCCTGCTCTAACATGCTTCCGTCAGCCATGATTAAGCCTCCTGTATCGGTTGAGCTGCCCCTTATAATCCTTTAAAACAGTTTCCTTTAAGGTATCGCTGATTGAGCTAAAACTTGTAGAAGTATCGCCTTCCGTTATAGAAGAAACTCTAACAGGCATTTCCTTATCTGCAGGCTTTTCATATCGGTACAAATCAATTGCCATTCGATAGCAGGTATTAATGAGCCTATCCGGCAAATCATCCAGATTACAATAATTAAGTACCGTTTCCTCTACAATATCCAAAACAAATTGAAGAGGAACATCCTGGGAAATATCCTCTTCTGATATTCCCAGAAGTTCCTTTATCCGCTTAAGCTCCATGGCCAGCCCTCTACCCGATTTTATGTTTAACGGCTACAATTCTAAGCTGCTTCGGCTCATAAACAGGCTTCCAGTTTTCCGCCATGGCAAGTTCTGTACGAAGCGGCGTTTCTACATTTTCTCTTACTGCTCCGGTATAGGCAATTCCTCTGGGATGCAGAATAAACGCCTTTCTGCTAATCAGATAATCCACACCGCCGCCAGTCCGCTTATCCCTGTCTACTTCTGTAGCCACATGTCTCACAGGACTACCGTTCCCATACGCTATTGCTCCATTGCCGAACAAATACGTTGTGTAAATACCATCACTGGTTGCCGGACACCCATCATCAACTGTAACTCTGCGTCCCTGATAGTAGTCAAATTCTACATTTTCAGAATTTCTTCTGGTTTCAATCAACTCCTTCTTTTTCAGGTAAGATTTTGTCGCCGAATGCATAGCCACACCGGACAACTGTCCTTGCGCATCTCCTAAAAGCTGGCAGGCGTCAATCATAGCTTCTGCACTAATACATTTCGCCGCTGCTGCGCTCTGTTTTGTCAGATCAAGAATATGGTCTTTCATGGGAGTTGTTTCACTTCCGCCTTCCGGTGTATAACTTCCGAACACACCCGTCAAAATAGCAATAAGTTCTTTCTGCATATCCCTTGCCCAATAGGAAGCTACCAGATCTCCAATTGCTTTTGCCGGATCGCTTCCTGCTAATGCTGCCGCCAGATTAGACGACCCCCACATATTCTGACGCAAAATAGTTGTGGATACATCTTTATTAGACCCGATCTTCTTAGGCGTCATTTTAAAATCTTCAAGAATTGCTTCTGACTCTCCCTGCAGATCCTCAAAGAAAGGCATATTATGAGTTCTGGCCGCCTCACTTGCCAGCTTGTCAAACTCTTGGCTGTTTACCACGATCCCACTCTGATAAAAAGCAGATAACTCCATTGTCCTGTTTACGACATAAGGTGTAAAAAGTTCCGGTACAATTACATCTGAAATTTTTGTGATTGGCATAAATCATTCCTCCTTAAATTGTTACTCCGGCAGCGGCGGCTAATATTCTTGCCTGCTCCGGGTTACTTCTTAGCAGTTTTCCCTGCTCTGTCATGTTGAAAGTTTCCTTTGCGAATGGATTTCCCGAAGGTGGATTCCCTCCTCCTGCCGGCTGATAACCGCCCTCTGTCTTAAAAAGGTGCGTCATGCTCTTATCTTCCTTATAAGTCTTCAACGTTTCATCTAAGCTTAATGGCTGATTTTCCTTATCAAAGTTGAACTTTTCTAATCCGCCATGCTTATAGATCAGATAATCAGGATCAAGTACACCTAATTTGGAAAGCTTTTCTTTCAGAGTATATGTTTTTGCTGTGTCCTCTGCTGCTTTCTTCAAATTTTTGACCTCAATCTCATAATTATTGATCTTCTTCTGCAGATCTTCATTATCACCATTGTCCTTTTTTAGAGTAGTGATTGTCGTGTTAGCAGTTTCAAGCTCCTTTACTTTTTCGTTGAAATCCTTCTTGGGTACTGCATGCTTAGGAAATTCAGCACTGATCTGCTTCATTACCGCTTCTACATCCAGTTTGCCATCTGTGACAGCTGCTTTTTCCAAAATTTCCTTTAACCATTCCATTCTTCTTTTCCTCCATAGATTTTTATTCACGCTCTCCGTGTATTGGGATTTACCGGTTTATTCTCTCGGTCAGAGTAGTTACCGTTCTTTTATGCCTGCGGATAAAAAGGCATATAAAAAGAACGCCTGCTGCCAAGCGTTCTAATTATCTTTGCTATATTTACTTTTATTTTTGTTAAACCAGATAATTTATCCCTCTTTAATTACGTACTTAATATCATCAATAGTAATATCAATTGTATCCCAATCCTCAGGGGAACTTCCCACATCAACAAGGAAATGTGTATCATCCCACACTTCTACAACAGCAGCTCTTCTTCCATCCTTAAGTAAAACAGAACAATATTGTTTAATCTCCACGTTTAAACCTCCTTAATGTATGCACTAGTCATTGACAACGTGCCATCAGGTTTATGTATCCATCCGACTACAACATTGGCCGGAGTTTCCTTCAATCCATTTAATACCATCTTCTGTTCATATCTTTCTCCAAATCCTATATTTCCTTTAGAGGTAACCGGATAATATACCGCCTTCTTTTGAATTTCTGCCTGTAGCAATTCCCAATTATTGATATCATACCCTAATCTTTTCTTGAAATTTTCCCCTTTCGGAAGTCCATCTTTATTATTTCCACCAAACAAATACTCTGTAAATTTTCCATCTGGTAATATCGCCTTATCTGCATTAGGAAGCGCCATTTCTGGATTATTAATCAATTTATTCCTTCTGGAATAATCCAGTTTTATGAACCTCCATTGTTCGCTATTAGTATACTTGATTTCTTGAAAAGAATCCAGTGTTCCAGGTATATCTTTTCCTAAAACCGCTTTGTAATCTTCAAACTGCTTTTTATCTGTTTTTTCATTTCGCATTTTCTTTATGACCAATACTTCCTCAGGATTATCCTTAATGAACTTATCGTACCATTCCTGATATGTCATATCTGCAGGCACTTTATATTCCTTCCCAGTAACAGGATCCCTTGCCACTCTTTCAGGATCAATGCCTAATTCTTCCCAATCATCATAATAAGGGGCTGTATCGCATCTACATCTTGGATGAAATGGATTTGCAGTCACACCAATTTCATATTCGGACATCTTAAATACCTTTCCATCCATAGCGCCGCAAACTTCACAAGTTAGAGCATCTAATGTAGAAACTATTTGATATTTCTCTAAATCTAATTCTCTAAAACACTCCTTTCTGGCTCCTGCGGAAATCGCTACCGACTCTGTCATAATCAGATTTCCCGCCTGACTTTTACTTACATTCATTTTCTTGGCAAGATTATTAATAGCTTTCTGCGGGGACTCTCCCCTTATAATATTCTGTGAAAGCTCTATATGTAATTCCTTTACCAACTTTTCCTTATTCTTCCATATTCGGTCAGAAAATACCTTTCCGTCCTGTGCCCAGGGACTTTTCAGTACAACATCAATTTTTTTTGTGTCAATAGCAGCAAGGCTATAGCCAACTCCAACACCTTTTGCCACCTCAAAAGCAGTTTTATAAAACTGATCCTTAAATGTCTCTCTCAAAAATTCTGCCATACCTTTTTCAAATTCAGTATAAAGGATTTCTGCGTGCTGCTGTATCTGCATTTTCATGGCTTCAAGATAACTAATATGATATTTTGCAGAAGCATTTTCAAGCTCTTTCATCCATTCTTCCGAAACAGCATTTTCTTTTCCCTTCTGTATGTATTGTTCAAGAGTCCATTTAAATTCATCCAATTCCCCTTTTTTTAACAGCTTTTTTGCCTGTGAATAACTAATATCATTATTTTCAGCCAGACGATAATACCATTTTTCTATATCATCCTGGATACTCATCTGCGCCTTTTTAAACTGTTCTTTGATATCCTCAAAGTATTCTACACTCTCCTGATATTGTTCATCTTCCAAAGCTTCCATGCGTTCCTTCCAGTAATCGTTATTCTTCGGCATTTATATTTTCACCATCTTTCTTTCCAAAAGCATCCTTATACTCATCTACTTTTTCTAACTCTGACTCTGCTTCCTTTTCTATCCTCTGTAGTTCTTTTTCCACATCATCAACCCACGGATGATTTCTTAAAACAGTTTCCTTTGAAACAATACCATTGCTAGTAGCTGCTATAGAAGCAAGTTCCTGATTATTTCTTACAGCTGTCCGTGTCCATGTCTGTGTAATCGTGTCATCCTTGATTGGTATATTCTCCAAACGACTTATACAGCGGATAAATCTGCCGAAGCTCGGCCTAAACTCTGTTTCCTGTAAACCTGATTTTAATTCAAGCAGTGCATAAAGGAAATCCAGCGCAACGCCTGAACTATTTCCAAAGTTCTGTGGATCAGGGTCAATTCCTTGTCCCTGCTCAAAGATACATTTACGGGTAATGGCAAGCAGTTTTTCTCTTGCTTCTACCGGTATTTCTATGGTAAGTGTAGATACGCCGGATTTATCCCCCTCTCCATCATTATTAACCTTTATTGCCTTATAGTACTTTAAATCTTCAAGAAATTCTTTTATATTCTCTCCTCCATAATTTGTCAGTACAAAAATAATTTCCTGAATATCTTCAAGGTCATTTACGAAGCCGGAAAACACCTTACAATAAACATCTATCAACGGCTTAATATTTTTAAGATCATTGGTACCAATATTATTATTAAAAAAAGCAAAAAAAGGCACTTCCCCCATTCCATGGTCATAGCAATTTGATAATCCCTGATTTGCCACATCTATCGAAAACATTTCATAGGGCATGAGATTTTCAATATCATCTCCTATTTTTACCCGATAAGCATAGCATTTTTCATTTGTCCAAAACTCATATACGGCATAGATCTCACCATTCTGACTATCAATATCTGTATAAACCCGAAATACTGCTAACAGCTTCTTTTCAAGACTCTTATCCCATATCGGAACAATCTGAACAGAAGGTACAACAGCATAGTTATATGTACCATCTTCCCGTTTCCATATATGGATCCATGAAACTGTGGCATTAGATGCTTCCACACATAGATCTTTGCACACTTTGTGATATTTATCACCTAGAAACTTCTGCACTGCTTTATTAGCTTTTTTACTGCCAAGGTCAAATATTGGTGGAGTGGTAAACATATAAGCCGCCTTCTGATTAACTAAAAGACCGTGAAAATTGAAGGGTATCCTATTATCTGCATTCCGCAGAGGCGTTTCTCCTTCTTTTTCTTTCCTCTCCTTCTTAGAAGGACCTATTAATATATCTGTTTCATTTTTGTAATATCTATCTGCTTCCTCAGCCTTAATTACAAAATCAGAATGGCCTTTTACGTGTGTTTTAATTAACTTTTTGATAACTTCAATGTCCATTGTTTACCTCTTATTTTAATATCTTAATACCAGACGGCCTACGAATAATTGTATATGCGTGATAGCGTAAACTGTCCATGCAATGATCATGTTCTTTAACCGGCTTATCCTCTCCACGTTCCCCGGCTTTCTCATCCCAAATATAGGAAGCAAATTCTTTAATAGTTTCTGCACATGACTCATCAATCAAAATGGAACCCTGATTTAAGAGCGTAGCCACAAATCGGATTCCATCTAATACATTATTTTTTGCTTTCTTTACCTTATATCCATCCTTTTCAAGTTGCGCTTTAAAACTGGCTGCCGAAGGATCTAATATTACCGCACGGACTTTTATACCAGACAACCACTTTGTAAGTTCTGCAGAAAACTCTGCATCTGTTTTCTGGGTTCCTTTATCTCTACCGGAATAATAATATTCCTTCCGACAATACCACTTTTCATCTTTGGCTCTGTTCCAAAAGAGAAACACTGTGGGATTTTGTGTACCATAATCGCAACTGACATATTTATCATCTGTCCAAAATTCTTCTCCTGTTTTCTGCTTATATTCTGTTGCCAGTTTATCCGCATTGACTGCGTGCTTATCTGCGTCAAACATATCATAGATAATGCCCTCTGCCATAGCCCATAGTCCCATAATATACCGCTTAAAAAATACTCCAGTATAATTATTCCTGTATCTCTCTTTTATCTCATCTGAAAGACTTAGGTTATCATCCATTAAAAAATGAATATACAAAAGCTTCTTTAAACCGGAAGCTTTATTTTCCCTGGCTGCTTCTTCTTTTATCTGCAACGCCTTCTTTTTGCCAAGATAACCAATAGATTTATCTATCCAATTTACTTTAAACCAATGGTACGGTCCATCTGGGTTACAATTAAACCAATACTTTGATCCATTCACAGAGCAACGCCCTGTGGCTTGATTTACAAAACTTTCCGGCATCAGTGCCACTTCATCAAAAAACACCCCGGCAAGTGTAATACCCTGAATAAGGTCTTGTGACCGTTCATCTTTACCTCCAAAGATATAAAAGTAATTTTCTACTCCTTTTCTGGTAACAATTAACAAATTATCAGCTCTATGGTCGACAACTCCATATCCTCGGCTTTTTAACATTAATTTTAGCACAAATAGCACATTCCGGCGGAAAGACCCAATTGTCTTACCACACATGCCAAAATTTTGTCCTTGAAAGTTTGCCATTGCCCACATAACAAAGGATAATGACATGCTTACCGTCTTGCCTGATCGGATAGCGCCATCTGCTATGATACCATCAAAATCCTTTACCGGAGAAGTCGGGCACCACCAATTAAGCACCTTTCTCTGTTTTTGAGAAAAT